CTATGAACTCATCGTCATTCATTGTCCTCCGACCACGGCTTGCCATCAGGCAAGCCTTTCCCGCCCTCCACCCCTAACCCTATCAGATAATTCTTGGTAAAACAAACGGCGTGTCTATGACACAGATTGGTAAATTCATTGGTATGATTTATGGTATGAATCAACTTCCTCCTCATCGGTCGTATAGTCAGTTAACCACCTGGCAATCCTGTCCTCAGAAATACTATCTGAGTAAGGTAGCTATGGTACCAGAGAAGCCTGCGGTGTACCTTGCTGCTGGCTCTGCCGTCCACTCTATGTTGGAATGGTTGAATCATGAGCTCTACAAACAGCAACAGAAACTTGATTGACCAGCGAGGTATCCCTAGTAACGAATGCGTGAACTGCGGTTCCAACATTCAAGTTATCAGGGCTATCTTCCAAGACTACGACTTGGTCATGTGGTTCACAGATTCTTTCTGTGCTGATTGCGGTTCTCCTATGACAACCCCCACACCAGTCGACCATCCAGACTATGTGAAACCTGACCGACCAGAGGAAGAAGACGATGAGTTTAACTGAGAAGTGGCTTGAGATATTCAATGCTGAAGTACGAGATGTAGAAGAGAAGTCAGGGTTACCCACCACAGAGTGGAAGGTAGCTGGTCGCAAGACTGCTGCTCGTCCTGATGGTGAGGACCTAGCTTTCTGGCAAAGCGACGGACTCAAGCAGGTAGAAGCCTACCAAAAATGGGTGTTGCAATCTGGTTGGCAGATTGCTACTATGCCTGATGGTCGTCCTGGAATCGAGTGGTCAGCAGATGTACATTTCGGAGGTACACCTGTTCGATTTATTATTGATGCGGTGTACCAAGTAGGGGAAGACTTGGTTATCGTTGACTATAAGACTGGTTCCAGGACGCCATTTGGTGTAATCCAAAACGGATTGTATGCCAGTGGTATTGAAAAGATTTTTGGTATCCGCCCTAAGTGGGGCGCATTCTTTATGACACGCCAAGGTGAGCTTGGTGATTTGATTGACTTAACCCACCTGAGTATTGAATACTATGAACATGCATTTACTTCTATGAACCACTCAGTATTACAGGGATACTTCCCAACATTCGTTGGTGAAAACTGTAAGATGTGTTCGTTCATTGAGATATGCCCAGCATGGGGCTCAAAAGATTTCCCATTACAACTACCAACAGGGAAAGAAAAGGAGAGAAAGTAGATGACTGAATCTATGTTCTCGTATACAGGAAAGCTAAACGGAAATGATTTGTTTACCGTTCGAGGTAACAGCGTTTCCGAATTCAAAGCAAACCTAACCGCAGCAGTTGAGGCAATCACTGATGCACAAGGTCTGCAAGCTATGTTGCTTAATCGCACAAATGGTGGAGCCTATGCTCCTAACATGGAACAAGCTATCGCTGGTCTACAGGCAGCGGGTCTTAACCCACAGCCTGTGACAACAACACCTCAAGCAATTGAGGTTGTCAAAGATAAGTATGGTAACGAATGGACATATGGACATCCAGATGCACCAGACCTACCAGACGGACGTGGCAAGTACGCCAAGAAGAAGGGCGTATCAAAAGCAGGCAAGGCATACGTTGGTTGGTTCGACCCAGCTAAGGGACCGAAGCCTTTCTCACCAGGTGCTGTAGAAGCAGAAACAATCTGGACTAAGTAATGCGTAACCTATTGCAAGTAGTGGGTGTCGAGTCACCAGCTGGTCATCAACTACCAGAAATCTTACCTCAACTCACCGCCAGTCAAGTTGTCTTCCGCCAAGCGCAATTGCATTTGGTTGCTGGTCAACCAGGCGGAGGTAAGACACTACTTGCATTATGGTACGCAGTTACATCTAAGGTTCCATCGTTGTATATATCAGCCGACTCTGACTCACGTACGATTGCAACTCGTGCAGGTGCAATCATCATGAATAAAGATGTTGCTGATGTAGAAAGATTGATGGATACCGAAGCAAGCGTTCTCCTTGAGGATGCGCTAGCGGAGGGTGCCAACCATGTACGGTTCGCGTTTGACCCAGCGCCTTCTCTTCAAGACATTGAAGAGGAGATAGAAGCGTGGATTGAATTGCATGGTTCGGCACCTGCTGCTGTATATGTAGACAACTTAATGAACGTAGCATCCGCAAGTGACAACGAGTGGACTGCGCTACGTGATGCCATGTCAGCGTTTCACTACATGGCACGTGAGTACGAATCGGCATTCATCGTCCTGCACCACGTATCCGAGAATGAGAAGATGTCTAAGCCGAACTACCCAGCACCACGTAAAGCATTGATGGGTAAGGTGGCAGCGCTACCAGAGCTAGTCCTTTCGGTAGCTCTGGATAGCTCTTCCAATAACTATCGAGTTGCTGTTGTTAAGAACAGACATGGCAAGGCAGACCCAACCGCAGAAAGTTATGTAACGTTATCTGCTGAAGCAAGCAAGATGGTTCTCTATAATTCTCCAGCAGATTTAAATAGAGCAAGAACGTTATCGCAATGGCAGTAGAAAACTTATCGTCATTCGATTTAGATTTTAGATATGGGCAAGAAGGCGAGTCACTAGTACAGCAACTGCTGACCGAGGGTGGCACAGTAGAAGTAAAGCGTGACCGCAAATGGTGGTCAACCAACAACCTATATATAGAAGTTGAATGTTGGTATCAGCGTTCCCAGAATTGGGAACCATCAGGCGTGATGGTAACTAAAGCTGCATACTGGGCGTTCGTTCTCGAACGCGGTGTGTTGATGGTACCAACTGGTCACGTACTGTATGCAATTAAAAAGTTTGGTCGAGAGATTACTTGTGAGATACCACCGAACAGAAGCAAGGGCTATCTGATTACGGTTGAGAATTTATTAGATGTGATGAAGGAATTAAAGAATGACTAAGCCAACTATATATCTACGTGGTGCTTGGGTCAAGTGGCATGTGCTTGCTTACCTTGGTGTGCGGAAAAGAAAAAGGTTGCGACATCTTGCAGTTACTGATGAAGCTGCACTAGAGTATTGGGAAAATCTTTATAGATTAAACCGTCGACCTTAAGGAGTAGCAGATGAATATGCCAGACCTATCACAAGGTTTGTGTAGAGAAGTCGGGATAGAATTTTTTTACCCAGATTCTGAAAATGAAAACGATAAATCAATGTACTCCGTTAGTAAAAAAATTTGTGCTGAATGTATAGTAAGGCAAGATTGTCTTGATTGGGCAGTACGCCATGAAGGATATGGTCTATGGGGTGGGAAGACACCACGTGAAAGAATGGCGATACGCAAGAAGATGAACATAACTTTAGAGTCTTTGATACCAGGAGATTACATATGACATCAGCAGCTAAACGCAAAGGCTCGCAGTACGAACGCGATGTAGTTAAATGGTTACGCCAGATGGGATACCCATGCGCTGAACGCGCATACGGTGCAGGTAGACACGATGATGTTGGTGACATTGATGGTATCAATGGTGTTGTTATAGAATGTAAGAATGAGAAAGCAATTAGAATTCCCCAGTACCTTCGGGAACTGGAGGATGAGATGACACATGCTGACGCAGAGACAGGCGTTGTGTTAATCAAGAAGCGTGGCACTTCTAATATCTCAGAGTCGTATGCAGTAATGCCTGCGGAACTCTGGGTGAATCTGCTTAAACAGGCAGGTTACAATGGACATCAGTGAGACAGTGACAGTGACTCATAAAATGAAAAGAGGTAACTATGCGGTTAGCGATAACGATGGGCATAGCGACAACACTCGTGCTGGTATCACCCGCACAAGCGCTGTCACCCGTACTTACACAAGAAGTTCGTATGTCAGTAATGACAAAAGAACAGAAGGTGGAGTATGCGATTGCTCAGTTCGTGACCGAGAAGGACCAGCGACTATGTGCAAAACGTATTGCGTACAAAGAAAGTCGCTACAACACGGACTCGTACAACAAATCGAGTGGAGCTCGTGGAGTATGGCAGTTACTGTGGGGGAAACCTCACTGGTCTATACTCAAACAAACTCACGAGGCACACAAGTATGTGCTTCATCGATACGATACTTGGTGCAAGGCGTACAGGTTTCACCAGGAAAGGAACTGGTATTAGCAAATGAATCAGCCTGAGTTTCTAGAAGCAGTCTTTAATCATTACGGATTGACCTTGCCACTTGGCGGGGAGAAATCAATCTTGTGTCCTGTACATGATGACTCACGTAAGTCTGCTTCGGTTAACTCAGACAAGGGCGTCTGGGTATGTTATGCATGTAACGGCAGTGGTTCTGGTATACAGATAATCATGGCTCGTGAAAAGCTAACATACCCAGAAGCTCGCAAGTGGGCAGATAAAAACATTGGCAAAGAATCACAGCAGTCTGCTCCTACTCGTGGACGCAAGAAGAGTAGTGGGCGGTGGACGCCACCAAGATTGAGAGCTGCGCTGTGACAACTATCATTGGTATCCAACAAGACAACGGCTGCATACTTGCAGCCGATTCACGTACTACCGCAGGTGGTAGACCATTCTCGCATCCGATAGTTACTAAGATAACTAAACGTGGTAAGTGGTTAATCGCTGGCGCTGGTGACGTACAACCATGCGATGTAATGCAGCACGTGTGGAAACCGCCAGCTATCCCAGCCAACATCAAAGATGAATACCACTTTATGATTACAACAGTTGTACCTAGCATGAGAGAGTGCATCAAAGACTCTGGCTATACTCCAACTAAAGATGACGAGGATGCTGGGTTTGAATTTTTATTAGCAATCAATGGCACCATCTACCAAGTAGATGATAACTATTCGGTATACCTGCGTGATGATGGGCTGTATGGGATAGGGTCTGGTTCATCATGGGCGCTTGGTGCGCTAGCAGGTGGAGCGACATGGAAGCAAGCAATGCAGATTGCTGCTCGCAATGACGTGTATACTGCGCCTCCATTTATTACACACAGACAGGAGAAGAAGTGAGAACCAATCCGAAGCTCATTGAACTCTGGACAAAGGCAGCACACACCTATCACAACTCTTTAGCTGGTTCACCAGCTGAGTCATACCTTGAGAAACGCGGCATCCTAGATGGCGCCCAACAATTTCTGTTGGGCTACGTAGCAGAACCTGCTGCTGGTCACGAGGATAGAATCAAGAACCATCTATCTATTCCGTACATAACTGAGGCTGGTGTCGTCGGGTTTAAGTTCCGTCGGATTGATGACGGTGACCCTAAGTACATGATACCTACTGGTCAGAAGCATCATCTC